TGTGGCTCGCTATGGACCCCGGCTCACTGCGCGTCTACGCCTACCGCGAGCACTACCGCGCCGGTGCGCTGCTGACCGACAACGCGGCAGCCGTGGTCAACCTGTCGGGCACCGAGCGGTACAAGGCCAGCCTTGGCGATCCAAGCATGTGGGCTAAGGGTCCCGACGAACGAGGTTCGCTGGCCGACCTATGCCGCCGCACCGGTCTCATCATGCAACCGGCTTACAATCCGCGCCTTCCCGGCTGGCAGGTGGTACATGAGTTCCTGCGCTATACGGCCGCGGCGGCGCCTCGGCTCCAGGTGTTCTCAACCTGCGCCAACCTCATCCGCACCCTGCCGGGCCTGGTCTACGATGCACGCGACGTTGAGGACCTGGACACCGACGGCGAGGATCACGCCGCGGACAGCTTACGCTACGCCCTATGTGAGATAGCCGGCAAGCGCCGACAGTCCGGCGGGCAGAAGCCCGATGCGTCCCACAACGCCATCTTGGCGCGGTCGGCCTACGGCTAGGCGGTTACACCTGTGTCCGCGTTTTCAGTAGTGGGTGCCGTCTGCCTCCGGGTGCGCGTAGCCTACTCGTGAGGCAGCACGCATGGCCGAGCCCTACCTGAAATCACTCGCGGCCTACTCTACATACATGACCGACCGCTACCAAGCGTCGGACGTGTCGTTGCAGACCTATCTGGACATGATCCGGCGTGACCCCATCGTCAGTTTCGCCGATGGCTTTGTCCAACGGTCGGTAGCCAGGCGCATTGGTGAGTACACCGACGAGCGCGAGGATGTCGCCGAGTGGGTCAACGCCAAGGTCCTGCCTGCGGTTCGTCGTGACATGCGCGGGTTGCAGTCGGCCACGTACTACGGCGCGGCCATTGCCCAGCCACGCTACGGCATGGTTGACGGAGAGATGGGGTTGACAGAGCTGTTCGTCTGCCATCCGAACCGATGGTGGTACGGGCGCTTCTACCGCAACGAGGAGACGGGCGAGGTTGAGGCGGTGGACGTGACCGGCCCTGGCCGCGTGCCGTTCTACAATGAGCAGGGCGCGCGCCAGATCGTGCACCACACCTGCGGCCAGGCGTTCGGCAGCCCGTGGGGAGACCCGGTAGCGCGTCGCGTCTACACCGCTTGGTACATCAAGCGCAGGCTGATTGCCTTTGAGGGGATCGGACTCGAGAAGCATGGCATCGGCACAGCGATCTTCAAGACCAACGATGCCGCAGACGGAGCAGAGTACATCGCGGCATGGTCAGCGGCGGGCGCCGAGGCGGCCATGTCAATGCAGACCGGTGACGAGGTACAGATCGTCACGCCGGGCTGGAATATAAATTCCCCCTTCGCGCCGGTCATTGCCCGCCTGGACGGCTACATTTTCAACGCCTACGGGATCCCACACCTGACCTTAGCCGAGGCTCAGTTCGGCACCCGTGCTCAGGCCAGCGTGGCGCTGGAGGCGTACATCATGGCCGAGACCGACACGGCCGAGCGGCTGGCCGACTGCCTGCTCAACCAGGTCATCGAGCCGGCTGTTGCAATGCGGTTCGGCAACATCAAGACTCAGCACGCGCTACCCGTGACGGCGGCCAGTGAGCCGGATCGTGAGGCGGTGTCGCGGATCCTGCTGGCACTGGGCAACGCCGGTGCATTCGACCCGCGGGCCGAGGACCAACTGCGATGGGTAGCGCGCGAAATGGAGATCCCTGTGGATGACCTGCTGGCCTTGCAGTCAGGCGGAATGGGCGGGCCGGAGGCGTGATTCACTTCGCCGTCGCGCCAACCCGCGCGGCCGGCGTCAACGCGGCCGAGAAGCGCCTGGCGCGTGACATGCTGGCCGTACAAGCTTACGTCCTGTCCGAAGCCGAGCAGGCCTCCAAGCGGCGCGACGTGACTTGGCGCAAGCCTCGGATGCCGAAGGCTCTGGCGCGCCGCACGCAAGAAACGGTGTTGACGCTACTGCGGCTCGGCGTGCGTGACGCCCGCGAGGAGATGCAGGAGGCCAGCCGCCGCCCGTTCGTCGCCTTCGCCGAAGAGCCCGTGCTGGAGGCTGACATCGCGGCATACCGCCGGCTGGCGTCGGTGTTGGCCGAGCAGATGGCCGACGAACAGTACGACCGGCTCAAGGAGATCCTGGTATCCGGCCTACGTTCCGGGATGACTGACCGCGAGATCGGCCGCGAGCTGCGAGAGGCCGACTTGCTCCAATCCGGTGCCCACGCTAAGACATGGGCGCGCACCGAGACGACGCGCTACTACACCATCGGACGGGCCACTGAGATCGAGGCGGCCGGTGACGCGGTATGGGGCTATGAGTACGTCGTGATTGAGGACACGCGCACCACGACTATCTGCCAGGCGCTCGTCGGCAAGCGCGTGCCCAAAGACGAGATGACCAGCTATCCGCCGTTCCACTACAACTGCCGCACGACCATCATGGCGGTTATGGCGCAGTGGGTCACGGACGAGGATCCGGCGCCCGATGGCACGCTGCTTGACGGTCCTGTGAGCCCGGCCGAGGGCTTCGGCCAGCCGCTACCACTCGCCGCCTAGTGGTTACACCTGTGTCCGCGTTTGGCTTGCCGTTCGCCTGTTCCATGCCGCCGCGCGTAGTGTGTGAGCAGGAGCGCGCGACGTGGCCGAAATCGAGCGGGACGCTTGGCTGTTTCGGGCTGGCCGCTACGCCGACAAGGGCGTGGATGCTGACCCCGCGCTGCTCGATACCATCGCTTCCAACACGAACAGAAACACCATAGCACCTTCCCTGGACCTGGAGCACGGGCCGACCGAGCGCGTCTTGCCCTTCGGCCGGCTTGTGCCAGGTTCGGTGCGACGTGTGCATGGTGCGCCTCCCGGCGGAGAGCCCGGCGAGTGGCTGGTTGGGCGCGTGGCTGTGAACCCCGAGATTTACCGGAACCTCGCGGCCCGCGGGCTGAGTGTGCTTCTGGACACCGCTACCAAGGCCATCGCCAAGGTGGCTGTCACCGCAACGCCCCGTGTACGCGGGGCGCAGTTCAGCGAGCCCGACACCGGACTCGCGGAGTTCCGAGGAGGGTACCTCATGCCTGAGACTCCCATCGTTCCCGCGCCGGAGGCTCCGGCAGTGGACACCCAGGGCCTCATTGCCGGCGTTGTGGCTGGCATCAAGGGCTTGTTCGCCAAGCCGGAGGCCCAGGCCGACCCGCCCGCCGCGCCGGCGTTCAGCATGGCCGACGTTGAGGCGAAGCTGGCCGAAGAGCGCGTCGCGTTCTCCGCCAAGCTGGCCGACACCGAGAAGCGCGCCGACGAGGCCGAGGCCAAGGCCAACCAGCAGGCGCTGGCCGCGTTCAGTACGCAGGCCATTGCGAAGGGCGTCCCGCCGTACATGGTGGAGGCGCTGGCCCCGTTCGCGGTCGGCCTGCCCAAGGCCACCGTGGCGTTCAGCGCCGACGGTAAGACGGAGACCCGAGAGGTGGAGTTTGCCGAAGCGGCCCGGATCGTGCTGACTTCCGCCGAGGGCACCGTTCCTATGAAACGGGTGCTGCCCAGCGACGACAACCGCGAGGTCGCTTTCGCCGATGCCGTGTCCGCCAAGGCGGCCGAGTATCAGAAGGCCGACCCGAAGCTCAGCAAGAGCGCGGCCATGGAGCGCGCGGCTCTGGAGGTGACCAATGGCTGATGGCATCCTGCTCATTGAGCGCGTGGAGTCCGCCACTGTCGAGACTTCTGCTGGCATCGGCGCCAACCTGTGCGTCGCGGCTGGCGCGGCGGCCGGTGGCTGCAAGGTTGGCACGGCGGCGACGCACTTCTACGGCGTGACCACCGAAGCCTACTCGCTGGGCGACGTGGCAAGCATCGCCACCAAGGGCGTGCTGGAGATGGTGGCGGGCGCCGCCATTCCGCGCCTGACCAGCTCGCGGCCGACGCCGGTCTACATGGCCGCCAGCGGCAAGGTGACCGTGCTGCCCGAAGCGGCCGGCACCTACTACCGCGTGGGGTTCATGCACAACTCCAGCGCGGCGGCCGGCACCGATGGCGATATCGTGAGTGTCGAGCTCGACCCCGACATCCAGGTGGTGCCGAGCTCGGGATACGTGGAGTACGGCCAGCTCGCCAAGGGGCCGCTCGCCACCGTGTCGGCCGGCGCGACCTCCTCGGTGTACATCGCCACGGTCCCGACGGGCCGGGCGTGGACGCTGACCGGCGTGCAGGGCTACAACGGCGCGGTCGGCGCGGCCGGCGGGACGCTGGATGTCAAGGTGGACGGCACGTCCATCCTGGCCGCCCCGGTGGCGCTGACCAGTTCGACCGTCACGTCGATCACGTCGTTTGATACGGCGCTCGTCCCCGCCGGGGGCGTGATCACCTTGGACTGGGTCGGCGGCGCCTCCACGGGCACCATCGCCGCGCCGGAGGCCACGGTCCTCTTCACTGACGCCGCCGCGTAGGCTGGCAGAAAGGATAGTGCGACATGCCTAGCCAGAGCGCTGCTCAGACCAATCCGGTCCTGAGCGGGATCGTGGTCGGCCACCAGAATGCGAAGCACGTCGGTACGCGGATCTTCCCGATCTACACGACCGAAGAGTTGCCGGCGCGCGTGCCGAAGTTCGGCCAGGAGTCCCTGCGGCTCGTTGACGACAAGGCCACAGTGGACGGTGGCGGCACCGAGCGCAAGTTCGAGTGGACGACCCTGAGCATCGATGCTGACGGCCACATGCAGAGCACCTTCGTACCGACCGCCAGCAAGGCGTCGCCGGCCATGAAGGCAATGATCAACGGGGCCAAGTTCGTCAAGGCCGGCGTGGATCTGATGCGCGAGAAGTCGATCTACGACGCCTGTCACGACGCCAGCCTGTTCACCGTCAGCGAGACCCCCGGCACCAAGTGGGACAACTCGCTCACGGTGGATATCCTCGGCGATGTGCAGACGTGGCGCGAGAACCGCTCGCTGGCCACCGGCTACATGCCCAACGTGCTGGTGCTGGCGCCGGCCGTGTGGAGCCATGTGCGCAAGAACACGTACATCCTCCAGGCGCTCGGTGTGAGCGCCAACGGCAGCTATGGGACGCCGGCCAAGGTCACCCCCGAACTGGTCGCCGACCTCATGGAGCTGGACGAGATCATCATCCCGCGTGTGGCGTATGACAGCGCCAACAAGGGGCAGGCGGTTTCGCGAGCCTACATGTGGACGGCCAAGACCGGCTTCCTGGCCTACCGCCCGCCGATCACCGACGACGAGTATGGCCGGGTTATCTCCGAGGAGATGGACGCCGCGGCTGGCCGAACCATCGTGTGGACCGGCGCCGAGGGTGCTACCGAGGGCGTGCGCATCCAGGAGGTCGAAGTGCCGGCCGGCGTCTCCCCGTGGGGCCGTGGCACCAACGGCGGCACCAACGTCATCGCCACGCAGTGGTACGGCGTGGTGCCGTTCGAGGAGAAGAGCGCCGCTCGCCTGACCGCGATGCTGGCGTAGGAAGGATGCCCTGATGGGCCTGTCGGCCGCTGACATCACGACGCTGGTGAGCGCGGTCGAGGTGACCGTGACCCTGGATGGTCTGCCGTCTGGGGTCACCGTCACCGACTATGTGACGCAGATCGGCGGCGAACTGCGTAGCGAGGCCCAGGACGCGATCTATCAGCGCTATGGCGCGCTGCCAACCGATCTGCCAGAGACGATGCTTCACGCCATGCGTGGGGCGATTGTGGGCCATGCGCTGCGCGATGGGTTCGCCAACCAGGAGTCGGGCGAAGAGACTTGGCCCGACTCCTATCTCAACGCCTGGCGGGACCGGCTGGCGGCATGGGCGTCGGGCGTGGATACGCTCGTGGCGCTGGCATCCAGCGAGAGCCCGGTTGCCGGCTCTGTGAGCAACGACCGCATTTTCACCGCCGACGGGTTTGACGCCCTGCTGTAGAGGAGACGACATGGCCGCACTGAGTGCCATCATCGGACAGCTTGACCGCATGGCCGCGGGCCGGCAGGCGGCGCGAGCCAACTACGCCACGGGCACCGACTTCTGGGACCGGGTTGACGCAGCGGCCGACGAAACCTACGAAAACGCGGTCAAGGGCGCGGAGATCACGGCGCTCGATACCGAGTTGGCTGCCGGCGGCGTGACCTGCAACGGCTACGCGCGATGGTGGACGCTGCACAACCTCTACGCCCGCGAGCTGGGCTACAGCGACCTCGGCGCCTACCTCGCGGTCATGGGCCTGCGGGTGCCGTGGGAGGCCAGCGAGCAGAGTTACGACAGCGGCAACGGGCGGTTGACCGCGACGCGCGTGTTCCCGAAGGGGACGCTGGTTGCCAACGAGGCGGCGCCAACGAACGCGGGTATGCACCTGCTGGGCACCTACTTGGCCGGCGCGATTGCGGCCGGTGACGGAGCGCTGCCAACCACCGTCGGACCGGCGGCACTGCTGGCGATCAACCTCGGCGCGGCAGCTACAGTGGGCGCGACGTTCACGTGTACCAACTGGGTCGCGGCGACAACCAAGAGCATCGCGCTCAGCTTGTCGGGCGCCGCGCAGTACACACAGACGGTGCTGGGCGAGCAGGCGTTGGCGTCTGGTGTGTCGGCTGGCGATATCGGCCTTCCCGTCAGCAGCACCGCCGCGTTCACCGCTGGCGAGTATGTGTTGGTTTGGGAGTCCGACTCCTTGCAGGAGGTGTGCCTGGTGACGACTCTTGGCACCGGGCCGACTCGGCTCGTGGTGCCGGCCATCCAGAACGCCTACACCACGTCGGCGAAGGTCTGGCCGCTGTTCCGATCCGTGGCCTACGGAAGCGGGGCGAGTGGTAGCGGTTCGGTGGCGCTGTACGCGCGGCCCGACCGTATCATCGCGCTATAGGAGACACCGTGGCCGGTATGCACATGGCGCAACTGCTGGATGCCTGCCTGGGATTGGAGACGGCGATCAACACCGCTCTGACCACGGCGGGACTCGACACGTTGCGCGCCATGCTGGAGGCCGGTGACGACAGCAAGACCGGGCGCAACGCGACGCCGCGTTGCCTGGTCAGCTTGGCCGGAGGTCGTGACAGGTCGAACGAGGCTATGGGCGGCGTGGCGACTTCGACTGTGGAGCGGTTGGATGCGACCTTCACAGTGGAGGCGGAGGGTACCGAGCGAGCGGCGCTGTCCTATGAAGGCGTGGTAGCAGGCGTGCTGCGCGGTTCGCAGTCCGCGGTATCCGCGGCCGTCACCGACGCGACTGTTGATTGGTGGGCGTTGGCGCCAGGCTCGCTTGATCGAGACGAGGAACGGCGCAACAGCAAGGTTGGTTGGCTCGTGACCATACCGGTCACGGTGCAGTTGCAGTGGTAGGGCTGTAGCCCGAGGAGACAAGAGCATGTCGAAGCAGATCGTCAACAAGGGCGGCACCGTCTTGATCGGCTCGGGCAGTGGCGCCCCGTCGAGTTTCTATGACGGAACCCAGACCCGCAGCACCAGCCTGTCGAAGTCGGTCACGGTGCAGCAGGCCAAGGCTTGCGGTGACACCTACAGTCAGAAGGATGTGACGGGCGAGGATTACGAGGTCTCAGCCACCGTCTACTACCCGACCGACGGCACGGGCGGTCTGTTCGCCGTGGGCACCTCGGCTTATGTGACGTACAAGACCCAGCAGACGGTGCCAGTGACGCTGTTCGCCGGGTCCTGCATCGTGACGCGCATCGGCGACAGCCAGAGCGACGGCGACTATGAGATGCAGGACATCACCTTCGCCTCGAACGGCGAACCGGACACCGTGATTGCCTAAGCGCGCCGGCCTGACGGGAGCACGACATGGCCGACGAGCAGATGCAGATCTTGGTGACGGACCCGGAGGCATGGGCCGAGCGCAAGACGCCGTGTGTTGAACGCGGCGGGCCGCTCGGCCCGATGTGGGTCCATGCCTACACGCTGGCCGAGTTCGCCAAGATCAAGCAGTTGGCCTGCGCGATGTGCGGCCGGCGCGTTGACGAGAAGCCCACGGCCGACGCGATGCTTGTTGCGCAGGTAGTGTGGGTCTGCCGCGATGCTCCGGACAGCGAACGCCGCGTGTTTCGCGTGGAGGCCGAGCAGGAGCGCGAGGCATTCCAAGCCTTGCGCGCTAACCTGTTCGGCCCGTGGGTGGAGACTGTCTGCGCCGAGTCTGACTCCTTGTGCATGGGCGGCTATGTGCCGCGCAAGAGCGGCGGCAAGCCCGGCCAGGAGGCGGCGAAGCGCAACCTACGCGAAGCTCTTGCAGACCCGGCGGTGTGGGCTGCCTTCGACGTGCTGAGCCTGAAACTGTACGGCGTACCGGCGACTGACAACGGCCAGCCGCTTGCCTCGGCCCTGACTGCCTTCGAGGCCAACCTTGAAGCGCAGGAGCAGCTCGTGGGCGCCATGGGGGCGCTGACAGGAGTATGAGGTGGCCGGAGGTGACCGCAAGCTGCTGGCATGGGCGAGGCGCGCGGAGCGGCTGCGCGCCGTACCGATTGACGACGAGGCCCTAGCCGGCATCTCGTCGCTCGGTACCCAGGCAGCGAAGCGGCGCATGGCGGCCGGTGAGAAGCCCGATGGCACGGCGTTCAAGCCACTGTCGAAGCGCTGGCGCCAGCGCAAGGCGCGTGAAGGTCGCAGCGGGCAGTTCTGGACCTACACCGGCGAGAGCAAGCGCAAGACCATCGGCGCGGCCGTCAAACGCGGCGTGACCACTGCGATGCGTTGGATCATCAACACGCCCTACTCGGCAGCGGTCCATGACGGCGCGACGTTCACGGTATCGCGCAAGAGCAGCAGCCTTGCCTCGCGCCAGAAGCAGCTCAAGGCGGCCAAGAAGCGTAAGACGGCCTACTCCAAGCGGCTCGCCAAGGTCAACGGCCTGCGCGGTAAGGGCTCCTATGCCAAGGCGCGCGAGGTTCGCGCCGACGAACTGCGCATGGCCCGCAACGCGCGGCGCCGTGGTGACGCTTCGCTGCTGCCTCAGTACAAGCGGGCCGAGGCCATCCGCCGTGACCCGACCACGCGCGGCCAGGTCAAGCTGAGCTGGCGTGTCACCATCCCGGCGCGGCCCGTGCTTGGCCTGAGTGCGCGCGACAAGATCGGCGTTGGTCGCATCCTGGCGAAGGCGGCACAGCGCCGAATGGAGGGCGATGGTGGCTGACAACCGTGCGCAGTTCACGCTCGATATCAACAGCCGCGAGGGCGTCAACGCGCTGCGCATGTTCAGTGAGGCTTGCGAGAAGGCGGCGCGCGAGGGCAAGAAGGTCGAAGACCAGGCCCACCAGACGGGGCGCGGTTTCTCGGCCATGGCTGCCAGCTTCGGCGGTAACCTGCTGGCGAACGCGGCGGCCAGTAGCCTCGCCGCGTCGCGCGACTTCACCAAGGCGTCATTCGAGATCGCCGTAGCGCGGGAGAGCATGGAGGCCAGTTTCAAGGCCATGCTCGGATCGGCCGAACGCGCCAAGCAGGCCATGGCGATGATCCGCGAGGCGGCGTCCAAGCCAGGGCTCACGTTCGACGCGGCGACGGTGGCCACGCAGCGGGCACTCGGCGCCGGGTTCAACCTCGAAACGGCCGTCAAGGTGGTCACGCTGTTTGGCAACGCCTCGGCGCTGGCCGGGATCAACGTTGACGAGATGAACGAGGCCATGCGCGGCTTCTTCCAGATCGTCGGGCGTGGCAAGGCAGAGCAGGAGGATTTGAACCAGATCCTTGATAGGATCCCGCAGTTGGCCCAGCCGATCATCAAGGAGTTCGGCGGGCGCACCAGCGAGGCGATCAACAAGGTCAGCAAGTCGGCAGACGACATGGCCCAGCGGTTCATCCGCGCGCTGGAGCGCATGGCTAAGGCTCCTGACCTGACGAAGAACGCACTGCTCAACTTGCAGAACGAGTGGGCCGACGTGAAGGCCGAGTTTGGTACTGGCCTGCTTGGTGACGAGAGTGTCGGCCAGGTCAACAAGATCAGCGAAGGGATCAAGGGGCTGAAACCCGTGGCGAAGGACGTCGGAGGGTACATCGCTGACACGTTCAAGTGGGCCGCCGACCGAGCCAGCGAGGCGCTGTGGGGCCTGCGCGGCATCATGGTGCAGTTCAAAGAGATCGGACTGTTCGGAGTGATCAGCCGGCGCCTTGGCGGAATGAGCCATGAGGAGGTGTTGGCCGAGGCGTTCCGCTCCGAGGCTGCGCCACCCGTCGGCACCTCGATTGTGAGCGGAGTGACCGGCGGCATGGTGCCGCTGCCGTCGGTGCTCAGCGCCATGCAGCGTCGCGCTGCCATGCCGCAGGGCACTGGCCTTGCGACAAGGCCGGTCAACCCGTCGGCGAAGTCCGATGCTGCATCGGCCGAGAAGGCAGCGGCGGACGCCGAGAGGCGCCGCAAAGAGGCGCAGAAAGAGTACATCCTGCGCCTAGAGTCCGCCATCGGCTTGGCAGAGGTTGGACAGGGCGACGAGTTGGCCAAGCTCGAAAAGGGCGGATGGTTCAGCGGAGGACTCGGCGGCGCCCGTGCCGCTTTGGCGCGCGGAAAGATGAAAATTGCCAGCGAGGAGAGCACGGGAAGTGGAAGCGCCGAGCGCCTTCGGCAACTGCGCGAGGCGCGTGACGAAGAGCGCAAGGCCGCCCGTGAGCGCACGGCCAACGCCGAGGCCATGGTCAGTTATGCCCGCGAAGAGGCTGCCGCGGCCGACGCATCCGGCGCCAGCTACCAGGATCGGGTGGACGCCGCGCAGCGCTACCTGGCCGCGCAAGAGCGGGTTATTGACCTGAAGCTGAAGGAGGCCGAGCTTGACGGCGACGGCCTGGCCATGAGCACTGCCCGCGTCGAAGCTGAGACGGAGCGGCTAAAGGTACGGCGCGAGGCATCGGAGTCCATCCTACGCGCCGGCAGCGACACGCTGGGCAGGCAGGCGGACATAGCCGGGCTGCGCGGCCAGTTGGCGCGCACGCCGGCCGAAGAGGCGCAATGGGAGGATCGGCGCCTGGACTTCCTGCGGCAGCAGGCTGGGCTTCTGGCGGGCGTGGCGAGCGAGCAGCAGCGCTACCTGCAACTTCTCGTGGAGATCAAGCGCATTGAGGATGAGCGCGCCGGCAATCTGACCCGCGGCCAAGAGCTTCTGTCGGCCACGCTCGGCGGGCGCTCTGGCGTGCAACGGTTCATCGAACGGCAGGGTGGCTCGTTCGGCCTGGTCAACGATACCGGCCCGAGCTTCGATTGGTCACGCCTGAGCCCCGAGAAGTCGTACCGTGGCGACGTGACCACGGGCGGCCTGGCTGGGGTGCTGGCGGGCGCGGCAGAGGGTGGCATCCGCGACGCGGCGCCAGTCATCTATGACGCGGTGCGCGGGGCCGTCGGAGGAACCATGGCGAACGTGGTGCGCGGCGTGGGGGTTGGCTGATGCGTTACTTGGCCCTGGCCGCGTCAATGGCCTCGCCGAGCCGTTTCAAGTCGCGCTCGCGTGGGGTGAGCAGCCGTGCTCTGAGTAGCCCGCCGTTGCGCTCTGCCGCCTCCACAAGCCCTTGCAGTTCGCGCGGCAACACATTGGTCATGTACCCGCCCATTGGCATCGGGTTGACCCACTGGCGCGGCGGTGCCCAGGCGACAACATGGCCGTACTCATACGTCGGCCAGAGCCACGGCGACTGCAAGCGGGCCGGCAGCTTCGCCATGACGGTGACGTTGGGCGCGTCGGCGGCTGTCGCATCGGGCGCGGCTTGGGTCAAGGCCATCGCGAACAGCATGGTCAACATGGATCGTCTCCCACCGGAACTATGCCGATTGTGGCGGCCGGTGTCAAGCGAGGTCGCCCATGCCTGACCACCTCTACGTCCGTGTGCCGCGCCTGGCCGAGCAGGAGCCGGGTTTCATGGATGACGAGGCCATGCGGCCAGACGCGGCCAGTCTGAGCACAGAGGGCGCGTTCTATGAGCGCCTGTCGCGCCGCTGGATGGCTACGCCGACCGAAAGCGGCGTCGGGTCGGGCTCGTCTGATTGGTCGGCCAGCGTTGACTTGGTAGAGATGAGCCTGCTCGCCAGCGGCGGGACCGGCGTGGAGACGACAGCCGAAACGTGGACGATGGTGCGCACCGCCGAGCTCGAGTTGGGACGCGGCTTCTACGTTGACCTGTGGCCCTATGAGCCAGCGGACAGCGCCGACTTCACCCAGCCACTCACTATCGCCTGGGGCACGTCGCCGCGGTGGACGGTGTGCCTAACGCCGAGCGAGGCCGGGCCTGGCCTCGCCGAGATCACCGAGTTTGACGGCACCACCGAAAAGCAGGTCGTCTCCTGCGTTCTGCTGCGCGGGCCGTTCTACAACCAGTTGCACCGGCTCTGGTTTCAACCGTTGGATGACGACGAGTGGCTGGTCAGCAACCGAGACGTGGCCGACCTTGGCTGCCTGGTGCGAACGCAGCACCCCTACACCTACGATCCCGACGATGGCAGCAGCACGGATGACGGCCCGCCCGAATCACACGCGCCATGGGGGCCAGGCCCACTGCGTATCGACGGTAAGGGCCGGGCGTGGGTTGTGTACCGCGAGGTGGTCTACCCGAGCGAATGGACCATCGCTGCCAAGGGTCCGCGAACCCTTGACTACCTCTGCACCCAGGACGTGACGGCCGAGATCAACCCATGGTTGCCCGACGGCAAGCGCACCTTCGACGCCGACACCGGACTCGGCTCGGCCTACGACGCCGACCTGAAAGTGTACGAAGGCGAGTTGAAAGAGGGCGAGGCCGACCCCGACGAATGGGCTGCAGACGCGGTCGGTCAGACGGCCTACGGCTGGCGCCTGACCGTCACCGGGCCGGAGGATGCCGGCACCAGCCTGTCGAAGCGCACGGTCTGCGTTGACCGGATGCTGCTGCGCTGGGTACGCACTCTCGGCACGGACGGGGCGACGCCCGTTGACCTGTTCGACCATGCGACGGTGACGGTGACTGGCCTGCGGGAGTCGCGCAGCTACCGCGACGCCGACGGCCAGCTCTTCGTCACGCTGTACGGCCCGGTGGAGGAGCTGCGCTACCTGACCCTACCCGGCCAGCGGTGGCAATGGGTCATGGACCAGGCCACGGACGGCCAGCCGGAGGACTTGTACATCCGCTTCGACGGTATGCGAGACGTGGCAGACCTGCCGCGCTGGACGAACGTGGCCGACGAGTGGTTAGCCGAATGCACGGTGACGATCCGTACCCGCTGGCGCCAGGCCGAGGCGGTCTTGTACCGCGGGCAGTTGCGCCTTGACGGGATGCTGCGCAGCACGGCCTATATCGAGCTGGCGCAGTTGATCCCGCTGGACTCAACCGAAGTGGTCATCCCGACCGCTCTGCCTGACGATGACCTGTTGCCTGCCGGCCGGCGCGGCGAA